CTGGTAAGTATGAAGGTATGTTAGGTGCCCTCGTCTGTGAATCAGAGGATGGGATTATTAAAGTTAAAGTAGGGAGTGGATTTAACGATGAAGATCGCAAGAAGATTAAGAAGCAAGATGTCGTTGGTAAGGTGGTGGCTGTCAAGTACAACGCTCGTATTAGGAGCAAACACGAAGATGAGAGTTTATTCCTCCCAATCTTTGTGGAAATCCGTGAAGATAAAGATCAAGCAGATTCATCTGGGAGTATAAGATGAGTACATTTGCTAGTGAATTCATATCAAAGTCCGAAGAATTAGGCAATCTTACTTTAAGTTCTAGAAAAAATAAGCTGTTATTTGACACACATATTAAAAATCCTGATGGAACACTTAGTAGACAAAAGCTAATCTCTATAGGAGATGTAGTTTATGGTTTATTTTATCATAAAGACTTATATAAAATTGGAAAAGCTGGTGGAGCATCTGGACTATATGATCGCATGAAGCAGTATCAAAAGCATGGTTCAAATATTGATTTTACTAATAAAAAAATAGTTAAATTAATGAAGGAAGACTCTATTCATGAACTTACTATACGTATAATTAAATGTCCTCGTAAAAAGGTTAAAATTAAAAATCCTATAACAGGATCTAATATGGTTATGCATATTGAGACTGCACATACGGTTGAACAACAGCTTATTCAAGAAGCGTATACAGCTGGAGAAAAATTACCATTGTGTCAAGAGGCTAGAAAATGATTTTAGAACATGAATATCTTGATAAACCTAAGCACGTAACTCTTTGGAGATTATGGGCTAAAGCATTAGGTGAGAAAGTTTTTGAGTGTGATAAAGAAGCTGATACCGTGGCAATATTTAGGACTATCATAGCTGGTATCAACTTAGCTACATGTATATTCATTGTAGCTGGTATATTGAGGCACTGGTAACATAAATATAAGACCTATCTTAATAAGGAGCGATCATGAAATATCTGACGCTTTTATTATTGCCTTTGGCTGTATATGCAGCTGAGGCCCCTGATGAATATTTGGTCTATCAATATAATGAGAACGTGCGCATCGTTTTATCAAACGTTGAATGTCCTAAACAATATGGCGGTAAACGAGCTGCAGCACAAAGGATCGATAAACATTACCTTAAAGGCTGCTGGACAAATGATCCAACAACCAAAGGTAATATCAAGATCCAGTGGATTGATGGAGACACTTCTACATTCCCAGCTACAAACTTCTACCCCGCTAAGGAATAAATGTACTTTAAATAGCTTTGATGGTATAATTATATTATGAGTAGATTCTATACGAACGTAGTCAAGTACGGCAATTCTCTATTGCTCCGTTATGTCAATAATGGTCAAGCATTCAAGAGTAAAGTGCCATATCGCCCCACATTATTTGTCCCAGCCAAAGAAGCATCTGATTGGCATACACTTGATGGCAAAGATGTATCTCCTGTCAAGTTCGAGTCAATCAAAGAAGGCATGGAGTATGTCGAACGCTATAAAGACGTGGAAGGTTTTACATTCCATGGTCAAACACAATTCCAATACCAATACATCACAGAGACATATCCTAAGACTATTCAGTGGGATAAAGATCTAATCAAGCTATTCTCAATCGACATCGAGACTGCAACCGAGAATGGATTCCCAAATATTCAAGAAGCAAACGAAGAAGTATTGCTTATCACAATCAAGGATAATCATCACAAGCAGATCGTAACGTTTGGCTCTCGTCCATATATGACTGATCGTAAAGATGTCAAGTATATGCAGTGCACTGATGAGTCTAACCTACTTAAAACCTTCGTTGTGTTTTGGTCTAATAACTATCCTGATGTCGTCACAGGTTGGAACATCAATGGCTTCGATATCCCATATCTTGTTAATCGGATCCGTCTTGTACTTGGTGATGAGTATGTTAAACGTATGTCACCATGGGGTATAGTCAACGACAAGAAAGCCTATGTTGGTGGTGGTACAACTATCCAATCATACTCATTCGTTGGCATCTCAGTCTTAGATTATATGGATCTTTACAAGAAGTTTACATATACCAATCAAGAATCTTATGCACTAAACTATATCGCAAGCGTCGAACTTGGTAAGAAGAAGCTTGAGAACCCTGAGGATAACTTCAAGGACTTCTATACAAACCACTGGAAAACATTCGTAGATTATAACATCCACGATACTGAACTAGTTGATATGTTAGAAGATAAGATGAAGCTCATTGAGCTTGTCTACACTCTAGCTTATAGCTCTAAGATCAACTATGAGGATGTATTCTCTCCTGTAAGGATGTGGGACTGTATCATATTCAATTATTTGTATGAACGTAAGATCACCATCCCTCTTAAAGAAGATAATGGTAAGTCAGAGGTATTTGAAGGCGCATACGTCAAGGATCCAATAACTGGTCCTCATAAGTGGGTTGCATCGTTCGATCTTAACTCTCTGTATCCACACCTTATCATGCAGTATAACATGTCACCTGAAACATTGACTGATACTCGTATTGATACAAACGTGGATAAACTATTAACTAAAACACCTATGAATGTGCCAGTCGGTCTATCAACATCTGGTAATGGTTGGTGTTATACGAAGGATAAGAAAGGCTTCTTACCAGCTTTGATGGAAGAGATGTACAACAATCGTTCTAAGTTTAAGAAGCAGATGTTAAAGGCTGAACAAGAATACGAGCACAACAAAGATCCTCAGTTAGTTAAAGACATCTCACGGTTAAAGAACCTACAGATGGCTATGAAGATTGCATTGAACTCCGCTTACGGTGCGATCGGCAATAAGTACTTTAGATACTATGATCTACGCATCGCTGAAGGTATCACATTATCTGGTCAACTGTCTATTCGATGGATGGCTAACAAGCTTAATGACTTCATGAATAAGACATTAAAGACAGAAGATCAAGACTATGTCATCGCTATCGATACCGATTCAATCTACCTAACTCTTGAAGATCTCGTTGAGAAGGTATGCGCTGGTAAAAGCACTGAAGAAAAGATTAAGTTCATGGATAAGACATGTGAACAGGTCATGCAACCATTCATCGATGGTGGATACCAAGAACTTGCAGAATACATGAATGCATATGCACAGAAGATGCAGATGAAACGCGAAGTGCTTGCAGACAAAGCGATATGGGTTGCCAAGAAACGATACGTGTTAAACGTACATAATTCCGAAGGAGTTCAATATGCGAAACCTAAGATTAAAGTTATGGGCCTTGAAATGGTCAAATCGTCGACACCTGCAGTCGTCCGCACGAAACTCAAGGATGCATTGGAGGTCATCTTGCATCAGGATCAAGCATCGCTTCAGGCATTCGTCCGTGAATTCAAGAAGAAGTTCGAGACACTCTCTGTTGCTGATGTCGCATTTCCTAGATCGGTTTCTTCCTTAAAAGAATACAGCGGTACACCGATCTACAAGAAGGGCACACCGATCCAAGTTAGAGGTGCATTATTGTTTAATCATTACCTAAAGATGAAAGGTCTCACGCGCAAGTATGAACCTATCACTAATGGCAATAAGATTAAGTTCGTGTATCTTAAGACACCAAATCCTATAAACGAGAACGTCATCGCATTCAACAATGTGTTACCAAAAGAATTTGGATTGGATGAATACATAAATTATGATCTACAGTTTGAAAAGGTATTCCTAGATGCCTTACAAATAGTTATTGAACCTCTAGGTTGGCATGCTGAAGAAAAAGCATCGCTTGAATTATTTTTTGGATAGGAGTTAGTATGAGTAGAGATTGGAATAAAGATATGAACGAGATGCATCATAAGTTTGGTGTACACGAAGCCGTATCTAAGATGGATGCTAATAAGTTAGCAGAGTTCCTTGAGTTTCGTATCAAATGTTTACAAGAAGAACTTGATGAACTTAAGGCAGCAAGAAATGGTGATGATGCAGTCGATGCATTGATCGACCTAACCGTGTTTGCTATCGGCACATTAGATCTATTTGGTGTTGAAGCATACATGGCATGGGACCGAGTCTATAGAGCAAATATTACTAAGGAAATCGGTATCAAAGAATCAAGACCAAACCCTCTTGGTTTGCCTGATCTAATTAAACCTGAAGGATGGACTGCACCTACTCATAAAGATAATGTAGGTATATTTGAAAAGATCTATGACTAACATGGAATTTCCAATATGGTGTGACAATGATAAGCTTCGTCAGGGTGAGCATGGTGAGATGCTTGTCATACAATACTTTGAATCTATTGGGTTCTTAACTTTAAAAAATCCTAAAAGGATGGGTTCATGGGATATGCTTATCATAGATCCACAGTCAGGCGATTCTAAGAAAACACAAGTTAAGACTGTGTCTCGTTATGTTACTAAGAACTATTTTGGTCTAACACTGGGTAAACGCGGTGATACTTTAGACGCAATAAAATCAGCTGATTGGTTAATATTAGTAGTCAGGACACCTCCTTCATACCACGATAAAGAGTTTGAAGGTAAGATGCTATTAGTAAAGAATCATAGATCATATAGTGTAGTGGGTAACCAATATATTATACCATCTGATCCTGAAAACTTTACATTAATTACTAAGTTAAAAGCTAAACAACTACAGGAATTAAATACATACAATCCGTAAAAATAATTTTACTTTATATACGATACGTGGTATTATAC